GTCATTTCAAAGTAGCCTGCGTCAATATACTTTTGTTTCGGCTCGTTCCTGTCTTTGAAGAATATGCCCGCATCCCTTAGCTTTCCGAAAAGGGTGTTTCTCCCAAAACCGAGATTGAGTATCTTTGCGGCTTGACCTATGTCTACTTTGCCCTCTGCTTTGAAAGCTGTCTTTGCAAATGAAACATAAGGTTCTTGTTTGGCGGTTTTATCTTCAAGCTGCTTAATTTTCTGCTCTGCAATTTCTACGCGTTTTTGCAAAATTTGTTGGGAGCGCATCAAGATGTAATCGTCATTTTTGAGCAATGCTTCCCGTTTATTGAACTCATTGATGAACCTTTCTTTGAACTCGCCAGCTTTTGCACCTGTGTAGCCCATGACAAGGAAACTGAAACCGTCTTTGGTCATTTCGTAAGCTGTCTGTTCCCGATTTCTTGCATCCTTGTAAGTGATGCGCTCAAAATTGAGCCGATTAAAATCTTCTGAACATGAGAGGCTTTCAATATCTCTCAATACATTCTTGTGTTCCTTTCCGAATACCTGTGCAACGATTAAAGAAGTGGTAACATCGTTGCCGTTGCTGTTTTGAAATACTAAATCATCCATCTTGTAGCATTTAAAGATGATTATAGGCAAACAAAAAGCGGTCGCCATATACGCTGCTACAAGATGGTCGTGTACTCCGAAGAGCGACATTATCTTACGTATAGACAACCGCCAATATCCTAAAGTATGGGCATAAAAAATACCCATATATAATATGAGCAAATTAACCGCTTGCCCAACGGAGTAGATACAACTACCATCTTGTAGCACCACAAAGATATACATAATCTTTGAAGATGCAAACTTCTTATTATAAAATCAATTGCCTTCGTTTATTTTCTAAGTTTTTTTTATGCAAATATATAGAAAATTGACTATATATCCAAAAGGGAGAGCGTAGTAATATCCAAACATGCTTTATAACATATAACAAAAAAGGTGAAAAAACTGTATATAATATATTGCTCTCCAATACAAAGTTGTTAACTTTGCCGCACATTAATTAACATATTCAATGCTATTATGAAAAAAGTTTTATTGAGTCTAATTGTTGTTTTTTCTATGAGTTCTTGTGCTTCAATTTTTACACCTGCAAAGCAAACAATTACGTTTTCAGGGATGGAGGGCACTAAAATTTATGATAATGGCAGAAAAATTGCAACAATTGACGAAAGCGGTGAAGCAACCGCGCGAATAAGAAAAAAGTTATCCTCGAAAGAATTAATTGCTAAAAAAGAGGGTTATAAATCAACGCCGTTTTTACTGGAAGCAAGATTTAATCCTATTTCTTGTATAAATCTTTTGAATGTGATTGCATGGGGAATTGATTTAGGAACCCAAAAAGCATGTAAATGGGATAACACATATATTGAAATTGAGATGGAACAAAAATAATATATAACAATGAAAAAGATTTTATTTATATTAGTTGCCGTTTTAACAACTGCTATGTGCTTTGCACAAAGTAAGTTTGAACCGCAAATCAAGGTTGTATATGATTTAGGTATTGACGATGACAAAAACCAGTCTTTTGGTGCAGAATTTCTCGCTGGATATAGGTTTAATGAAAACTTTAGGTTTATTTAAAAATTATGCTTGATGATATTCCTTTGAAAGGAGACGATAAAGCTGAATTTTTAAATTTTATATATAGGCTAAATTCTGATGAAGGATTTCAAAAAGCTAAGATTAAAATTAGAATGAGAGATATTGGAGAGGTGAACTCGAAAGAGCAATTACCACTTCAAATGATGGATTTAATTTTAGGAGCCATTTGTTTCAGATTAAACAATAAGCATAAGATAAAAGATTTAGATACAAATAGAAGAGGCAAGCGTGCAATATTGAAAGAAAAGCTGTATAAGCATATAGTAAATCAAATAAGAGAATTAAAGCCAGGGTTTAATATTGGAGAAAGCACTGGAATTAGTGCTATGGACGATAGATGGAATTATCCATATTCTCATTGGAGTTTTAAACCATACTCTTATACCAGAGATTATTCTAAGGCTAAAAATAAAAAAGATAGCCCGTTGAAACCTACCAAGTGAGCTACGCAAACACGTAGCCTTTCAGTTTGCAAGGGACTATCTTTTCTGCTACAAAGAAAGTCTTTTTGGGGGATAATAGCAAATATTGAGGTGATTTATTATAAAATAATAACTAAATTAATAATTAGCCTTATTCCTTCGTTATACCGATTATGGTAATAATTGCCACAATATTATAAATATGAGAAAGCATGGGAAAAAGGCAAAAGACATCCAAACGCTACGCAGACCGAACATCGTCAGAGAAAGAAATAGGCAGCATCGCTAAAATCTTTTTCGTAAGAAACTCAATTAAGTAGGAATAAGCTTCGTCACTATCACTGGTTAAGTTTATTCCTGCTTTTTCCAATGTAAAGTTGGCGATGTGAAATATCTCGTGCGCTAATATTGACAACCCTTTTATATCTTTCGGCAAATTTGGCATATACAAAATCATTTGTCCGCCAGGCAATAAAAAACTTTTTCCCTTTTCTTCTCCACTAATCATAGAAACGATTTCGGAAGACTTCTCGCACCCGAATATCTTTGATAGTCTTGCCTTCAGGTGCTTTTTTTTCTCCAAAATGAACCATTACATCCCGGTCATAAATGTCTATGCTTATTATCTTATTCATAACAAATATGATGTTTGTGCTTTATATATAATAATACAAATATAGGGAAAATAGCTAAGAAAATGTTCTTAAACATGCGAATTATTATTAAAATAATATTTTGTATTTAGATTTTGGAGTATTTTTGTCTCACAAAAGAATAAACATCATGTCAAAGGAAGTATATACTCGTAAAAATTTTAGGTCTTCATTATTAAGGCAAATCATTATTAGGTGTGACTATTCAAGTCTAACGGACTTAAATGGTTTTATAATGAAATTAAAATCCTTAGAATGGTTCCAAAATCTTTTTGCGGGTTATCGTCTTGTCAGGACGAATAATTTTAATCTACAAATAAATCCCAAAGCAATAGAGGATAGATTTATCCCTCTTGAGGTAAACGAGACTGGCAATATTCATCGCTTTTTTGATTGCAAGATAGAGCCTAAGCAAAATTCATCTATGGATATAAGCTCTACTTTTATTTGCTTTACAATAGGATGTAACGACTCTTATAATACGATAGACCCTTATCTTGACTCTATTACAGACATCATAACTACCTTAAAAGAATATGATTCTTATGTGCAAATAGAGAGGTTGGCTATAAGAAAAATAGATGGCAAGGACTATGCTCCATTGGAAGAAGCATATAAAACTTTTGAGGTTATGGAAGATTTGGAGAAGAACATTATAGACAATGTAAAACCTATAAAAAAAGTTTATACGGATGCCTTTATATCTAATGACGCAAATATTAAAGTTAATTTTACTCGCGGATTAGAACGTTTTAAAAACGGGTCTATTAGATGTATTTTAGATATGGACGGCTATATTGACTCATCCCTTGTACCACTTAATGAAGTAACAGATAAAAAGGGAATAGAATCATTATTGAAAGATAAAATAAACGATGAATTGTTCAAGTTGTTTAGAGCGAGCGTAACAGAGAATTTTTTATCTAAAGGACTTATATCATGAAAACAAAAACTTCATCTGCCAATATAGAATTTAGTGTTACAAGAGCTTTTGAAATAAAGGGTAATCATTCCTCTTATGGGGGAGGAATTGATTGGGCCGCTCAAACGTCAATAGGAAATCAGACGAGGGCTATGTCTTCTAATAATAATCAAAAGAGAGTCAATATAACGGTTTGTAAGAATGCTAAGGGGTGGTGAAACAGAAATACCGATTACAAGCTCTGGTACTTTACGCGTAAAGATATTTATTATAGGATATAAAAATCAGGGAGAATCTATTGTAATATTGTTTATAGATACCGGTGAAAAGGGATGCCCTGTAAAATATTCTATTGTAATAGACTGTTTCAAATACAATAAACGGAATATTACAGATGAAATATTAAGGCATTATTCGGTTAGTACCGTTTCGATGTTATGCTGGACGCATCCCGATTTAGACCATTCTGTAGATATTGATACATTAATAAAGAAGTATTGCAAGGAAAGTACACAAATATTGCTGCCGGAGCATTTTTATAACGAATCAAGTGATATTATTACAATAAATAATAAAACACTTCGAGGGGCTGTTGATAAGGTCTTTAATCTGAATAGATTAAAAAAGAGAACTGTTGCCAATATCAGCGCAACAGATAGGGGGTATAATGAAATTAAAAGTTTGAAATTTGCAGGAGTCGACAAGGACGTCTTTGTTTCAGTGAATGCTGTTACTCCTATATCTTCTATTTTAGCAAACTATGTGAAGAAAGGGAAACACAATGTAAATAAGAACGAACTATCAATATCATTTATAATTAATATAGATGAGTATTATCTATATTTTGGTGGGGATACGATGAATGGGCATATAGATGCTATAAATCCGGCTTATTTAGAGCAATGCCGTTTCGTGAAAATCCCACATCATTCGTCTGATACTTCTACAAACCTGGTCCATTACTTGTCACAGGATATAGATACTGCATGCACAACTATATTTAGCAAGCATCATTTGCCCAAAGAACATGTTTTGCAAGAATATTGCAATAAAGGGAAAGTATTTTCTACCGGTGGGCAGAACAATAAAAAGTATAATTATGGAGTAGTTGAATACGAGTATGATTTTTCAAAAGAAGAAGTTGATATGAATATTAAATTGCACGGGAATGCTATTAGCTTGAATTAATGTAAGCCAGACATTAAGCCTGGCTTTTTCTTTGCATGACATCCCCATCGGTTTCCACGACACAATCTTCTCCATGAATGTAAACATATACCGATGCTATATCCTTTTGGATAACATTTACTTTTGCCCGGTCGTACACGTTAATGAATACCTTGCAATACTGTGAACAGTCAATGGTTACTTCGCTGTCATGGCGCACGTAAATATCACATACAGAAAAGCCATCAAATAGGAGAGTACCTTTACAATTTCCGTTCAAAACAGAAATTTGTGACATGTTGCGTTTCTGCACATCTTCATCCACAAAAATATTATTCTTGTGGAGAAGGTCTTTGTCGAAGTGTCCTTTTATGAAAGTGTTGGTAGGGTAATTGTGCTTAATGGCAAAATCAATCCCATGCAGATACTTGTCAATTAATCCTTGTTGGGTAGGAGTTCCCCATGCTTGTTGCCACGGTTGGCATAAACCAAGTGTGATTGCTTGGTTTAGTAATGTTCTGCTTAAATCCTTTTCGTTCATAACGCATTATATTTTCAATATTAACGGAAATAAAATCCCTTATCTTTCGTTAGCTTAGCTGAATGTATTTCATTCCTTAGTTCGGAAACCTCATTAAGGATTGCTTCATTACTGTAGGCGGTTCTTCTTGTGTTTTCTGTAATCATACTCAGTTGCCGCAGTTGTGCTTCTGCTATAACATTCATCTTGGGAAAATCCTCTTTGAAAAACCTTTCTTGTAATGTCCGTTTTATACTTACATCTGCACGAATACCGTTTATGTAAGAAGCTAAAATATCAGCGGTTTCTTCTGTAATGTTTTCCTGTATTCCTTTAGACAAGCTGGAACTATTCTTTTCGCTTTCTTTTAAGCTTGCCCCATACCTTTTCTTCATATACGCGTCCACTTCGTCAAGTGCACTATAGTAAGCATCTGTTTTCTTGTCAAGGCTCATTAAATAATCGGCTATGCCTTTTACCTCTTTGTTGTCAAGAGAGAAATCCTTTCCGAAATAACCATTCATACCATCTTCACCAAAAAGCATTACCTGTAGTTGTTTCATTGCCGGCTCTAATACGCCAATTTTAAGTACGGAGTTCATAACGCTTCCCATGATGTCAGCAACCTTGTTCCTAAAAGCCTCTGCTCCGTTTTCGCCTTTTTGCCAAGCTTCATATAAGGCATCCCCAAGTTCTGATGCCCACCCTTTTAAGTCTATTCCGTATAGTGTTTCTGCTGTTTCCTCTGCAAAATCCTTGACTTGCTGTTGCATTTCTGCAATTTGGGCTTCATAGTCGGCAACCTTGCTTTGGTCTACGTCTTTTTTGTCGAGTTCAGCCTGCTTTTGTTTTTCCAATTCAGAGATTTGTTCTTCCATCAACGCCCGCTGATAACCGTATGCTCCCCCTTCATCGTATGCGGAAACCCGTTTATTGAGTTTTTCTGCCTCCTTAGAATATCGGGATAAAGCAACCTCGTCAAAAATATTTAACTTATCCTTTTTTCGTATTGCTTCGATTTGGCTGTTTAGCTGAATAAGCTCGCTTCTGTCTTTTTCTGCATCGACCAGCTTCATTTCAGTTCCACTTCCTAAGAAATGTTCTAAGCTCCCTTCTATTGCATCATATACATTTTGTAGCTCTTGGACTCGTAATTTACTCTTTTCAATAGCCCTATCAAGCTTCTTGTCGTGCGCTTTGGCAATGCTTCCGATAATATTAGGTATAAACGATAAAGCACTGGAGGCCATTTGTATGGGGTTCCCACTTGTTAGCCCTCCTACTAAACTTCCCAATTCCCCGGTTAACTCTCCTACAAGTCCAAGAGTATCAGCCAAATCGTCATTACCGAATGCGCTGAACATATTCGCCCATGCATCGGTGACACCTTGTATCATTTGTGCGGCTGCATTAGTATTGCTACCAATCACCTTTAAGGCGTCTTGCTTCTCCTCTTCACCCTCTGCTGCTTTAAGTTTTTGAAACCCGTCAATAACTCCTTGAAATGGATTTTGAGAGTTTAGTTCGTTTTGCGTTTTCTCTATTTGTTTTAGAAGCCGAAGATATTCTTCTAATGATAAAATGTGTTTTTTGTTATCATTGTCCGTTAGCTCAAATTGGCTTTTGCCGGTTATCGGGCCTTTTTGTTCAATCGCCGATTCAGAGAACTTTTTAGCTTCATTCACCAGCCTACGAAGATTGTTATATCCCATATTAGTGGTATCTCCGAAGAGCTTCTGCCAAAGAGGTAATAACTTGATTGATTCGTCATTTAACTCTTGTATCTCTTTGTTCATTTTTTGAGTATACGCCTCTTTCCCTTCTTGGGTTGTTGCAGAATCAATTAGTTCTTGATATTTGCCTTTTACCGCCTCTATTTTTTTCTCAATAGAGGCAAACTCCATTATAGTTTTTTGTTCATCAATCAGGCTAAAATCATTCTTTTCTTGAATTTTATCATTGATTTCTTTTTGCAGAGATAAAATCTCATTTGCTGATTTTCCAAACTTTTCTCTAATTGCCTTTTCATCCAATCCAAGCACTATATCCACCGGCATGTCAGAATAAGCCCCAGTTTTTTTTCTTAGCTTAGCCTTTAATTCATCTATTAAACTATCGAAACCAATCTCTCCGCCGAAAGCAATGCTCATAGATTGCTCTCTACTTCCAGTTATGTCAAATAATTGTTTGTATAAATCCCATTTCTTCCCAGATTCAGAGATAGACCTTTCTATCTCCTTTAAGGCATTATCAACTTCTTGCTTTGCACTGTCAATTCCCGCCTTGTCAATCTTGACGCCAAGAGAAATGTATAAATCTTCTTGCTTCTCTTTACTGCGGTCTAACTGTCCTTGAATGTATTTGTAAGCTTTGCTTGGGTTGTTCAAATCTAAATTAACACCCTTCTCATCAAAAACAGATGAAAACTCGGATATGCCTTTTACTCTTTGGGTGGCCGCTTCATCTCCTTCTATCTTTCTCCATTTCTCATAGCTGGAAACGGCTTTGTCTATGAGGTCGGAACGGTCTTTCCATTGTTCAGCGATAGGGTCTTTTTCGCTTCCGGATAATTTTTCCAATCCTCCTAAAGCCTTATAAATTTTCCTTGTAGCTTCAAGTTCCTTATTGTAGGATGCCAGTTGCTTTTCTGAATATTTATTTCCAGATGCAAACGCTTTTGTTTTTTCCTCCAGGTCACTGATATTACCGGAAAGCATTTCCATGTATTCTTCATAAGAGGTTCCTTCTTTCGGCTTTATGGCATCCATATCTCCTGCAAGTTTATTTGCCTCTTTTTCCCAATCAGCCAAAGGCTTGCTTATGTCTATTTTATTCATGGAATGATAAGATTGCCTTGCTGTGTCTATAATGTTAGCCAAGTCCAGACTTTGTTTTTCAAGTTCCAATAGTCTATTTCTTGCTTTGGTGATGTCTTCCGGTTTGTATTTTGCGAAGGACAATTCTCTTCCGTTCTCATCAAACCTTCTATATCCTCCTTCTCTAATAATACCGGCAAGTCTCTCCCTTTCGGAATCAATGCTTTGCTTTTGTATTTGAGCATTTGCCATCGTTCCAATAAACTGCTTCTTGTATAAATCTTTCTGTTCTTGCGATAACTTTCGCATCTTCTCAACAGAAAGAGATATTGCTACTCCATATTTATCCGTTTGAGTAACTGCATCTGTAAATGTATTGGCAAGATTTTTGGTAATTCGCCCTAATTCTCGGCTTTCTTCTGCACTTTTATTGGCTTTTTTGCTAAGGGTTTCGTATCGGTCAATAAGGCTGTCAACGGCTTTATTCCCTTGCATTTTGTCGTTCGTATCGGAAATAGCCTTATTTAAATCTGTAATAACCTCTGTTGTTGTCTTTGTTTCTTCTCTGAACGCATAAAACAGTGCTATAATTCCGGATAAAGCTCCTAATAATAAACCTAATGGGTTAGCCTTTGTCACTAATCCAAGTAGTGCAATAGCGTCTTTTAGGCTTCTAACACTTGCAGTTAATGATATGAAGGTTTTTATTAGTTTGAGGTTTACCGAAGATGCTAATAGAGCCACTGTTTTATAAGTACCATATGAGGTGATTATTGGAATGAATACTTTGGCGAAGTCTTCCCAATGCTTCATCAGTTTAGTAAGTATCTCCAAACTATCCGAAAGCACACCGCTATTGCTTTCCGCAATGTCAGCCATCATCACATCCCAAGCGTCCTGCAAGTTGCTCCACTTGCCTGCAAGGCTTTCCGCAAGAGCCTCCTGCATGTTGTAGAACTTGCCTCCCTCGTTGGTCAAATCCCAGAGGACATCCTTCACCATCCCGAAGCTTACTTCCTTCCGGCTGATTTTGTCAAATACATCTCCGGCAGATGTCGCTACTCCCGTAAGCTTAGTAAGCCGTTTCGCCAACTCGTCCACCAAAGGAATACCTGCTTCTGTAAACTGCCTCAATTCCTGCCCACGGAGAAAAGCTGCACTGCGCACCTGCCCGTACGCCAATATGATACGTCCCATATCGACACCCACACCTGCGGAAATGTCGGCAAGTCGTTTGGTCGTATCGTAAAGCTCTTCATACGGGATGCTGTATGCGGACAATTGTTTGGCGTATGAAGCCAGTTCTTTAAACTGAAACGGAGAGGCAACCGCTAAATCCTTAATGCGGTTGAATATGGTTTCCGCCTTCATACTATCTCCAAGAATGGAGGTAAGGGCAATGCGTTGTTTCTGAAACTCTCCGCCAATGGTATATAATCCCCTTACAAAACGCTCTAAAGTGTATATGGAATACACATTGGCGATTTGATTTTTCAGTTCTCCGGCTATCCGTGATTGAGAAGACATTGTAGTGTTTGTCCTCTTCATTGCCGCATTGTGCGTATCGGAAGCCTTTGCAGCCTGCATTCGGGCAATCCTAAGCTGTTCAAGGGCTTTTTGTGAGTTAACGTAAGCATCTGCACGGATTATCTGCGAAACTCCCCTCATGGCTCTTAGTTCGCTTGCATCAACGCCATGTCCTTTAAAAGCTTCCTTGAGTTTTTTAATACTTTCGCTATCTACATCCAGCTTTACCTTGTAGGTCTTGTTTTTCAGCAAGGCTTCTACCTTGTCTTCAATCTCCTTTATATCTACTTTTAATCCAACCTTTGCACTGGTCGTGACGTGCATATTCACAAGTTTTTTCTTGATAGCTTCGTACTCTTGTTCTGTATAATCTTTCAAGTGAACGCCAAAATTCAAATTTCCGAGGTCTGCCATATTTATTCTTGTTTTGTATCTTGGGGGATAGCGTTAATACCGTTTACTATAAAATCATTGAGGGAAAGTCTTTGCCCTTTCATTTCCCGCTCTTTTCTCTTTTCTTCCCACTTCCTTTTTAAATCTTCCATTTCTTTGGCTGTGTGCGTTTTTTGTTCTGTGTCTGCTTTGTCATACACTACAATCGGAGCATCGCACATCAGAAGTTCGTATTGAGCACAGGTCAATACCCAGTCCATATACCAATTAGGGATATTAATCATTCCCCAAAGAAGAATTAACGGTCGTGTCAGTTCCGGATGTTTTTCTCCGTTTGCAAATGCTGCTCCTGCCGAAGTTCTTGAAGGATACGTTCTGCTTCCTTTCTCGTCATCGTCATTATCGTGTCTCTCATTCCGGTCAAGAACATGGTAGCATTCAAGTATTCCAGTTTCTGCAATTCCACTTTTTTTTTACCGATAACAACAATATCGGTTAACTCTGTGTCTGTGTATTTTTCCCATAGCATACGCCAATATATCCAATGGAAAAGTCTTATCTTCCACCAATTATTCAGAATAATGAGAGAGGCACATTTGGCAGTAACTTCATCCTCACTTTTGCAGGAATGTAAGACATGGGTTAATTTTCGTATTGTTCCACGGTGCAGCCATTTTATACCGAACTTTTTTCCTCTTATCGTAATATAATCTATGCTGTTCTCCAGCACGTCGTCAAGCGTTTTCTGCTCTGCTGTGGTAGGTTGATTTATTGTTTTATCGTTCATGCTGTGTTATTGTAATGTGTGGAAAAGGAGAAGGCGGCGGCAATAACGCACACCGCCATATTTTTAAATCAAAGAACCGCCCTGGGTAACTTCCACCGCACTGAACTCATTGGCGGTGAATATGCTGACCGTAGCAGCCCTTTCTGCTCCGCTATTCTTGTCGACTTTGACCGTCACCACTTTCCCGCTAACCGAGGTTTTGCACCATGTTTCCGTTGATGAAGCAGAGACAGAGCTTTCCTCGGTTGTTGCGGTAATGGTTTTCCCTGTATTATCTGCCGCGCTGGTAAAAGACAGGGAAGCTGGAGCTACGGTCAGCCGGCTTTTTTTGTCAAGAAAGCGATATTATCTTCGGAAGAGGAGCCGGACGAAGCGCCATCTTCAAGTTCAATAGTTCCGCTAAGCGCAAAAGCGAATGGGGTAGTGGACGCATTCTCAAACAAGGGGCGTGCGTAAACGGCCATTCTTTTTACAAGCAGACATTTTTCTCCGTCGCCACTTATAAGCGCAAATCCTACGTTCTGTTTCTTGCTGTTTAGCCCAGCAGAGAATCCCTTGAATTGCTGGCCGTTGATAGTCGCTAGCTCAATATCAGTGGTTTTCCCAAGAAAATATTCTACCAATTCCTTGCTTACACTTGGAACGGTAGCAGCGAAAGTAATATCTCCTGCTGTACTGGTGACAGCCCAATCCGCTTGCAGACCGTGCACCTTTGTACGGTTTAATGTCGGTTCTGCTTGGGACAAGGAAAGGGTATCTACGGTAACGGGCAAATCAAAATCCGGAGCTACCGTGGTAAACTTTGTAATGCCACCCTTTACCAACATAATGGATGAAAGACCGCTAAATACATCTTTCAATTCCTGCTTTGTTTTCATTGCCATAATAAATAGTTTTAATCGTTTTATTTTATGTTTATTTTATCACAAGGTCAGTCCTTATCAATGTTGCGCTGAACCCTAATCCGTCATTTCCTTTCAAGGTCAATTTGGGGTTTGAGGCACTTATGAAATTGTCGCTGATAGGGAATAGGGAAAGAATATCTCCTACAATAGTGTCCATTTGTTCCAAGTCTTCCGCACTTCCCTTTTTCTGTCTGACATACACTTCAATGGTGCAATAGGTACGGATATTTCCAAATCCGCTGCCATAGGTCATGGAAGACAACAAGCCGGGCAATGACACCACAATGAAATTATCCATTTGCTTAGGCACAGCAGCGGGACGGTCATTTGTGAACACATTCTCACTTACCGTCTTTGCTGCGTCAAACAATGATTTAAGCGCGTCTTTGTATTTAAAATCCTGTTCGTACCCCATATCATTTCATTGGTTTAAAGGTCATTTTAGCAATGCTTTCCGCGTAATCAAATGTATCTGACAGTACATTTAACCCCTTCTTTGACTCCAAGTAGTTAGAATATTCCGTACCTGTACACATCACTAATCCTATGCCATCATTTGGAGTTTTATATGCTTTGAGGAAATTTACAGAAGTGGTTAAACCGTACTCCCCGTTGGTGCCAATCAAGTTGTATTTTTTTATGGGAATAAACTTACCACTTTCATAACTTTGGACCATTATCACGCCAATACCGTCTCCTCTGCTAAGCTTGGGGCGGGTAGGATTTTTTAATCCTTGTGTCACAACGGCGGTAATTATACGAGATAATTTACCTCTATAATAAATTCCAACAGCTAATGAAGTTAGAGTATTTCCGGTTACATTATGGTACTTGGCTGATACTACTCCGTCTTGCAGAAGTCTGATTCCGATTTCTGTTATTCTATCCAGCAAATATTCATCAATGATATTTCTCATCTTTTTTTTGCCTTCTTCCAAGACTTTAGCATTATCTCCCATTTCCCTAATTCTTAGCCAGATTGAAATACAGCGTTGTTCCCATTTCCGTAGGATAACAATCCGTTACTACGCATGATTCAAAACTTCCTCCGTAATCGGTAACATCCACAAGGTCTCCCGCAATGATACCCTTCACAAGTCCAGGAATGTCTATTGCATAATCACTCTTTATGACATTACTTTTTGTAAATGTCCTAAGGCTTGTGTTTCCGTACTTGTTGCATTTCCCTACATACAATACGGTCTCGTTTCCTTCGTCAAAAGATGTTTCTCCGGAAATACGATACACTTTGCATGTATGCGGAAAACGTGGATTATTTACTTTCATAGCGGATACCTTTTATTCATGTTCATACCCAAGTTGACAATTCTGACAGATGATTTACGGACGTTCTCTCCATACAATGCGTATATGTCATTTGCCATTTGCCGAAGGTTACGTTTGTCATAGGCAGAGCTTTGTGTACCACCCTCCTTGTGCTTCCATACACCATTGGCATCCTCTACGCTTCCAGTTACGCTCGGTGTACTTGCGCACCACATATAAAGGTCTGCCCGGCACAAGTCTTTCTGGCGTTTTTCCAACGTGCTGACATCCGTCCCCGGTGCAATTCCCCTGTCAATCAGTATGGTGGAAATAGCACTGTCCGTAACTTCAAAACCGACACAACCACGGAGATATTCCTCTATGGTAGTGCCAGTATTTGTATTTTGAGAATCCTTCATGGTTATTTACCTTTAATGTTCAAGTAGTAGAACCAGCGAACCTTATTAGGAACAACCAATCCGGTCACTTCTGATTTGATTACCTGCGTCATGGTTTCATCATTGAATACCTGACGTATCAGAGTGCGGCCGCCGTCATACAATGCCGTACGGGCACCCGGTGTTTCCATGAAAATAGGACGTCCACATTGTACATCACCCAGGTCTTCATTTGGAACATATGCCAATACTCCCTCTTCAAAGCTTTGCAAATTCTTGTATTGTATAGCTTTGGAAGATTCGTCATATTTTTCCACTACGGATATTGAATCGACAATTCTGATTTCAGCACCGATACGCGCTTCAATGAAAGCTTTGATTGTTTCGTCGGGGACAAGATTGGCAAATGCCAACTGCATGCCTTTATCGGAAATATCCGGGCGTGTCGCAACTGTGTACATTTGGCGGAAATACGGAAGGTTAATCAAATCCTCAAAGGTCGTCTTGGAGCATTCCCAGTGACCAGCAGGCGCAAAATCCTTTTCTTGTGAATCGCGTCTGACTTGCCTCATGACTTTTATCGGGTCTATTGTAGTACCCAAAGCTTCTTCCTGCACCGCTTCGCTTTCCGGCTTCTTATACCAGATAGAATTCTTGATATTCTTTTTAGGCACGCCGAAATCTATAGTCAATTCAATACCAAGCGGGTTGTTAGCTGCGTCAATGATTAGCTTACCTTTGTTGGATACAACCTGATTTCGCTGGTATAGAAATGTATTGTAGTTACCACCAAGCAAGCTGTCCACTCCATTAAACAGAAGCTCCATTATTGTAGACTCAATTTCCGGAGTGGTACCGCCAATGGCATCCATCAGCATCATTTTTTCTCTTAGGATTTTGCGGCTCAGTACAATCTCATGCTTGAAGGTTGGCAATCCACCCATTTGCAGGGACATTCCGTCTGTAGATTTGGTTGCACCATCACTGTCAATATCCACATAGGTAGCCAGCGTGTATGCACGGACTGTTGCTTCTATCTGCTCATATGTGGGATTCAGAGGAATATTAGGATTTAACGGGAAACCCATTTGGGAGAACGTTTGTTCCGCATTGTATTTTTCGGCAAACATGTCATTAATCCATGCTTCCAGCGGTTTATTCCCAGTATATCCCAATGCTGCAAGGCCTTTCCCTACAATGTCGTAAAATTCTTTGTTTCTTGTGTACATATTATTCTCCTTTCTTTATTCGCCAGATTCACGCACAAATTCAATCATAGGCAGCTGTGCTTCTACCGATTTGGGAATGCCACCACCGAACACCCTGTCTGCATAAATTCTGCCTGCACGTACAACTGCGCATGTTGCAAGGATACAGCCTTCAGGGATACATACGTCTTCAAATACAAGGCCGTTGACATCGGTTAGCTTTCCGCCGGCGGGAACTCCTTTGACAGTTTCCTCAATATCTCCCGTTACTCCGGTATTTCCTGGAATAAACATGTATGCGTAAAGTTGGGCAGCGGTTTTTTGCGTGAAAGTCACAGTAGCCCCACTACATATTACATCCCATTCTTTAAAAGAAGATTTTGCTCCAACGATTTTGGCAGCTACCAGTTCTGGGGTACTTTCTGCGTCGCTTTTTACGGTAACCGAATAGATTTTCCCGCCTAACACAATAGACAAATCCCCGTCTCCGGATGCCTTTTCAGTGATAGTAAGCGTCACTACTGTCTTTACACCAGTCACTCCATCTGCTGTAATTACCTCTACCCGTTTGCCTGCTCCTTTGAATTTTACCATTGTGCCGGCATGTATAATATCACCAGGCTTTAATCCCATTCCGGCGACATCAATCATACCACCACCCTGATATAATTCTCTTACTCTTGACCAAACAGGAAAATTTCCGCCAAATCCCGACCGGGATTGACTGATAGTGTTGAAAGTTCCTAATTGTCTCATTCTTTGTCTGTTTTAATGTGTTTATTGTTTTCGAGGAAGTTTTCCTTGCGCTCTTAGCCGGTCTTTGAATGCTTCACGGCGGCTTTTTGCCTGTTCTTCTCCGGTTTCTGCATACTGGTTGATACTCGGGGAAGCGCCATTTCCGAAAATAGCCTTGTATCTTTTTTCATAATTGCGTTTGGCGCAACTGACAATTTCTTCCACTTCCATATTTTGGGTGATTTTCACGTCAGATATGGCGATATTCAGGATTTCATCGTTACAGATATTTTTGCCCCCGTTTTCAATTTGAGATTTCAACAAGTCCATAGACTGGACTTTTAAGTCATGGATTGACGCGGCGTTTTTCTCCGCCTCCCTCTCTTCCTTCAAAAGCAAAATCTCATTTTCCATTTCCTTTAGCTTGTCGGCAAGGACGTTATCTCCTGCTCCTCCTCCTGAGTCAGGAGAACTCTGTTGAGGTTTGTAGTTTTTCTTAAAACTCTCAACTTGTGTTGCGACATCGTGATTGTACTGCCCTTGCATTCCTTGAAGAAAAGATGTCGCCTTGCTATAATAAGCGTCATCAGGCTCCATCCCTTCTGCTACCGGATTCAATTCTATGTACTTCATTAATGTCTGTGACGAAAGACTGGTTTGTCCTAATCTAGTCGTCAGTTCGGATAAGATTTGTTCTTTCTCCATCGTGTTTATTTAGTTTGTGTTATAAAAAAAAGAGCCTATCAGTGCTTTGTGCACTAATAAGCTCTTAGGCTTGCATATGTAAAATTGCTATTCTTCTATTCTGACGCTGATAAAATTACGACATCTTCGGCATACAGTCCTAAACAATACGCTACCGTGTATTATTTTTACATCGGTCAACTTTTGCCCGCACACCGGACATGTTACAAAATTCCCTTTTTCACTGGTCTGTTTTTCATCCAGCTTAGCGTCTATCTTTATCATATCACATGATTTAGTATTGCAAATATATAGTATATTTTCTAAAATACAATGCTTTATGTGTATTTTTATATGAGAAATATTAGAAAATTTATAATAAATCGTATATTTGCATTATATATAACTCATAGAGCTGTGATTCAAGCCGGAGTGTGCGGATTTATGCTGCATACGCCGGCTTATTTTTTTTATGGAACACGACAAGATTGTATATACGAAAAAGGGAGAGGGTGTATTCAGTTATGAATACATAGACAGGTTGCGTAATTTGAAAAATGATTTCAATGTTATAGCTCAATCCGGAGGGCAGGAGAACTCATTAGCTTCCGATGCCGACATTGTTATTATGGGAGGAAATCGTGGCGGTTCAAAAACATTTACTTTATTAATGGAATCCTTGCCAGACATTAAAAATCCACGTTTTAATGCCGTTCTTCTGCGTAACGAGAAAGATGACCTTAGAGATATGATTAACACGTCGTATCTTATTTACTCCCAATTTGGAACTTATAACCGTTCTATATCGGATATGACTTGGAATTTTGGAGAAAACGCGGGAAAACTGTGGTTTTCTTATTTTGCTGATAATTTTGAGGATTTCAAGAAACGCTTTCAAGGTAAACAGTTCTGTTATATCGGTATAGACGAAATAACCCATTGTTCTTATGACAAGTTTAAATACCTTATCACTTGCAACCGTAACGCTTATGGTATTAAAAACCGTTTTTGGGGTACTTGTAATCCGGATCCGGATAGCTGGGTGCGCGTTTTTATAGATTGGTGGATAGGAGAGGATGGGAATCCTATGCCAGAACGCGATGGAAAGAAAAGATATTGTTTTATGGATGGAGATTCTCCCAATAATATATTTTGGGGAGACACGCCAGAAGAGGTATATGAACAATGTAAATCCATCATAGACCCTCTTTGGAATGATGCTTACAAAAAATTGGGATTTAATAAGAAAACAATGTTTGTCAAGTCAGTCGTCTTTATACGGGCACGTTTGGAGGATAATATCAAATTGATTGAGGCTGACTCAAATTATGCGGCTAATCTTGCCCAGCAGGATGAAGAATCCCGCGCTCGCGACCTCGAAGGAAATTGGAATTTTAAAGCGGCTGGAGACGATATTCTTAAAATCGAACACATGGAGCGTTTCTTCAACAACTCCGCCCAATATGGAGATAATAAGCGAAGGGTATCATGTGATATTGCGTATGAAGGCGGAGACAATCTTGTTCTATGGTTTTGGATTGGGAACCATATCGAGGACGTATATGTGAGCCGGGACAACTCTAAACGCACGGAAGAATGCGTTGCTTACAAGCTAAGAGAATGGGGAGTCCTGGAGAAAGACTTTGTTTTTGACTTGAACGGCCCCGGACAGGATTTTAAAGGGAAATTCCCCGATGCTGTAAAGTTTAATAATATGGCAGCTCCAATTCCGATGGCAAAGGCCGATGAAAAGTCAATCAAATATATTTATTCTTCCTTGAAATCACAATGCGCTGATATTCTCGTTAAGAAGATTAAGAATGATGAAATTTCGATTAATCCCGATTTGTTGTCGCGTAAGTTTTCAGGAAACGGATATTCAGATATGACACTTTATAATATCCTGATGAAAGAACGCAAGGCCATCCGGGATGCAGACACAGATAAAGGCTTCTCTTTAATTAAAAAGGAAGTGATGAAAAAGTACGTCGGTCATTCTCCCGACTTTATAGAGGCTATGATTTACAGACAGATTTTTGATATAAGAAAACAACACACTAAACCAAAAGGATTATGGAGAATATAAGTACACGACAGATTATGGTACGCCGCCCGTTTCGGAGAATATTGCCAAATGGATACAAACAAGCAGTAGGGGTTATATCTGGCAGCTTGTCCGTTAATGAGCCTTTAGACAATCCGACATATCAGATAATAACTCAAATGGATTTTTTGAGGGAATTTGAGCCGTCCGGACATGCTATAAATGACCCATTGGTATATCCGGACAGATTAAGACAAGACCCTGAAACAAAAGAGTGGTTTAGAGAGTCCGTTATCAGATGTGCTTTTGCGTTTCAGAGGATTATAACAATCAAACACCTGGTCCATCTTTGTGGAAACGACATTCAATTTGAGCTGGAAGGGGATACCGAAAATGAAAAAGTAAAGGATACATTTTTTAAGTTTCGAACCGGATGGGCTGTAAAGGACATGGAGATAGCATGGTATGAAGCGGCAAAATCCGTAAAGATAACGGGGGACACAGCATTTGTAGGTTATCTCCGAAAAGGAATTTTCTATTGGAAAGTCCTTTCTTTTGAGAAAGGAGATACGTTATATCCCCATTTCGATAATGTTACAGGAAAACTTACATTATTCGCCCGTTCCTATTCCGATTTTGACAATGATGGAAATACAGTTACAGACTGGCTTGAAGTTTGGGATGAGAAATATCTTCGCCGTTTTAGAAAAGGGAAAGGTGCGTATAGCAAAATAAAGCAAGTGATAAAGAACTTGTTTGGATTAAGCGGATACGAACTTGTATCTTCTCAGGAGCATGGCTTTACATTTATTCCAGTGGCTTATCACAGAAATGAAGCCGGCGCTTGTTGGTCTCCTTCACAAGACAGCATAGAGCAATATGAACTTGCTTTCTCGCAATTGTCACAAAACAATACAGCTTATGCCTTCCCGATTATGTATTTCAAAGGCGAGGGAGATAGTATTAATATAGAGGGCGGGATTGATGGCACTATAAAGTGTATATCAATGGGACCGGATGATGAAGCCGGTTATCTTAACAAGCAAGATGTTTCCACTGCCTTTACCAAGCAGCTTGATACTTTATACAAGTTAATTTATGAGCAGTCTTTTGCGGTAATTCCACCGGAAGTAAGAAGCGGAGACCTTCCAGGTGTAGCCATAAAGCTGCTTTATTCTCCTGCTTTTGAAAATGCCATGAAGGATGCCCAAGAATATAACCATCTCATTGACGATATGGTAAAGATATTCACTTATGGCTATGGGGTGGAAACCGAAAATCTTATCGACTTGCAAAATTTGAATGTATATGCTTGGATAAAGCCGTATATACATCTGAATGAATCTGAACTTGTACAAAATCTTGCAGTTGCTGTTCAAAACGGGTTCTTGTCCCGACAGACTGCAAATGAGCAAATTCAGATGTATAGCAATCCTCGTGACTGGGATAGAATTATGAAAGAAAAGAAAGAAGAACAGCAGGCTGATATTCTTTATAAATTGAAATCCCAGCAGGTATCCGCCACAGATAATGAAGTTGAACATAATCCGGCAGGAGACGACAAGCTATGAAGCAACCTACAAAAAAACAGATACAGGATGCCAAGGATTTCATAAAATTACGTTTGCAGGCTGAAATATCTATGCAAAGTCATTTGGAGGAGCTTCTTGTACAAGCGGCAAAAGAGATTATAGATATATCATTCAAGTATGATATTCAGCCTGCAATGTTCCGGTTCTCTGCAAATGAGAACTTAAAGCGGGACGTAAGTGAAGTACTCCGTAAGTTGCATGAGTTAATTTACGATTACACGGAAACTCTTTCTGTATATGACAGAAAGGAGGAAAGAGATGCAATTGTAGATTTTATAAACAGGGAAGACCACGGGAAGACATTATCAGAGCGTATCAGCATTTATTGCAACCGATTTCTGTATGAAGTGGAAGCTGCCATTGCAGCCGGTCTGATAGCCGGAATCGGGAAAGATAAAATAAAGGGTAGTGTAAAGTCTTATCTTAATTCACCTTATACCAATCCTTATTTTAAGCGGGCGGTTTATAATGGCGGGGCTGCTGCCACACGTATTAAAACAGATGGTGTGAGTTATGGGGTAGGGAAGTCTAATTCCGCTTACAACTCGTTAAATACCCTTACCCGCTTCGCCGTAGGTTCTGCATGGATGTTGTTTTGGGGGCTTGAACATAAGGATAAAGGATATACGGGCTTTTATTCGTACCGTGGGAGCAGTTACCCATGCTCTTATTGCGACAGCATGGTTGGCTATCATCCCATATCCGACTATCAGAACCAGTGGCATATAAGATGCTGCTGCTATTTTGTGTTTGTATAATTAAAAATCATAATAATATGTTGAGAGGGAAGGAAGAAAAAATAACATTCAGCAAAGGATTGGGTTCTGAATGCAGAAAAGCGGGAATCAGTATAAAAGAGAAGGCTTTTGCCGACCTTTTAGCGTTAGGATGGAAAGACAAGGACGCCTATCTTATTTCCGGTCTTTACAATCCGGTATATAACCTGGAGATAAACAAGAAAAACATGAATACCCTTTTGTCCGACGATAAAGACTTCATGGACTATTTGACCTCTGCAAGCAGAAAGATTAAACGCAGGCAAAAAGAGAGCGAGAAAGAGGATGATATATTGGTAGATGGTATTAGTGAGGAAGATATTGCTTCCGAGCTATCAAAAGAAAACCAACTTCGTAAACTTATCGCTGCCCGTAAGAAATATGACGGGAAAGAGGGATGCAAGGAATGGATTGACCTCACTAAAATGATAGCAGACATTACTCAAATCAAAAAGGACGAAATAAAGGAAGAGGACACCACAGTGCATTTCTATCTGCCACTTTCATGCAATAATTGCTCCTTGTATCTTGCCGCTAAAAAGAAAGCCGGGAAGTGATACCCGGCTTAAGAAGTGTATTTCTGTTAGACCAATTCGTGTAAGTATTTACTGCCGCATTTTGCGATAAAATATGTTCTTCCCGAACTCATTTCCCATAGCTAAATTCTTATTCCCAAAGAAACTGCAAACATCGGGGATTTTTTACCTGTCTCCGCATCGACTGTTTCATACTCCTTGATGGAAGAATCTATATGAATTCCGCCATACTGATATGAGAAGGACAAAAGCATTGATTCTATTTTCCTTTCCAGCTCCTCTTTGTCTTTTCTTATCTGATAGCAAAAGTCTCTTTCATTTATCTGCTTACCTTTATCTAACGGTAGTACTGAAGCTATATCGGAGGGATAGTAATATTTTCCGTTTTCTCCTAAATATCTAACATTGTATCCGTTCTTGTCACATAACGCATCCTCTATCGCTTTCAATTTTCCCCCATTTTTAAGAGTTATTAGTATTGGCTCATTCATGATTATCCTCCATTTCCTTTTTCATCTCATACATCTGCCTTTCCTCCTCAATAATCTTAGCGTCTTCTTCGTCAGATATAGGTTTAGCATCCGCACGGTCAAGGGCACTCCCTATTGCCTTTAATACATCCACCTGTAACTCCACATCAATGCAATTGGCAACATATTGGGCATTACGCACTATAAGCATTGGCAGGTTATCTACCTTGTCTTCCAATGGAGTATTATTCAGCATCATAAACATCACACTTCCTGCCCCATATTCAACAGAGAAGTCCCCGCTTACGGTTGATACCTTAATAAAAGGCAAACCGCCTTTCTTGTACTTGACAAAAGTCATGTTCCCGATTTGTGTCTTTCCGAAATCCATAATCCTTATTTTTTTATTTTGTTGTTGTAAAACATATATTCTTCCCCTTTGTGTTGTATGAGTTCCATGCCGAACCTGTCACATATCAACGCCATACGGCTGCTCGGATTGGGGACGACAATGTCACATCCCTTTTCCTTTAAGGCATTGAGCAGATGTAAAAAGTTGCCTCTTCTTTCTTCCCGGCTTATTATTAAAGAAACTAATATGGCATTGCCACGTTTCCATAAATAGCCTGAAAACTTGTCCGAAGTAAAACCTATTTCCTTTGCAAAATCGCAGTCAGGCGGAATACAACCTCTTTCAATCTCTTTTTTTGTGATATGTAGTATCGTATCATTCTTCATATTTAATCCTCATTCAGGAAATCTTCGTCCGAATATTCCCAACCTTCAAACAGATTGGTCTTCGCCTCTTCCGCAATATTGGGCACGTGTCTCATAAAGTTATTCACAATATCCTCGTTGCCACACCACAGCGTATAGACATTGCAGTATCCCTTATCTGCACGTTTCCCCCGTACGTATCCGAGCGAAAGCATGTCAATGCCCAACTTCCTTTGCGAAACCGGGATGACCCCGTTCTTTTTACAAAACCGTTCATAGTTCTTGTATATATCCGAGGATGTCAGCTCTATGGAACCGCTCCCTTCAAATTCTTCCGGTTGGCACTCTTTGTATTTGAAATATTCCGAAATGCTCCCGTCCACGAGTTTCCCATCCTTTCCCGTAACACTCGAACGTATCCGCTCCAGTTTCAAATCAATCTTCCCGCCCAAGTTCTCAGGCATCCGCCAATTGTTCTTTTTAAGTTCGCACAGCCCTTTCACAATCCAAGCCATTATACCGGCATGTTCCGCTTTCATTCTTTCTGCGAGCATGGTGTCTCTCTTTTCCACCGGTATTGTCTTGTCAAAGTTTAGCACCAGGGCACGGCGCTGCATGCTCTCGTCGTCCGGGTCGTCACGGTTCAGGAAATCTTTCGGCTGCCAGCGGTAGTTGGAGTTGCACAGCATAATAGGAGGTCTCTGCATCATCGTGATATTCCCGCCTATTCCTCGGCAGGCAATCGGCTCTCCGCTGGATATAGCTTTTATAATGCTCATGTCCTTGAAATCACCCCGGTTGCTTTCCGTACAGTACATAAGCCTTTTCCTTGACATAGAGTAGGCGGCGCGTAACTGCTCATCCCCACCTCTTGCAAACTGGCTCATCTTTATGTTTAGTATTTCATCCTCTCCAAACATATCCTTTAGAACCCGGTAAATAACACTTTTACCGTTCGCACCAGTACCTTGCAATATAAGGAAATATTCAAAGCTTATATTTTTCCTATTGACAAGACAAGCACCGAGGAACATTTGCAATATCCTGCGCTTGTGCTTTTCCGGCAATACGCCGTCCAGCTCTTCCGTAGGTATCCAGCTTTCTCCAAGAAAGCTTCTCCAGGTAGGACAGTTGAAAATCTCCTTGCGGTCATACTTGAACGGATACATCTTCACACAGTCAAACTTCGGAGAGTGCGGGTAAGTCTTTAAAGTGTTCATGTCAACCACGCAATTAGTAAAGCACATAATGCTAAGGTCGGGTTGTAGCTCATGGTCTCTAATGACATTTATTATCCGGTTCATGTAAGAATACATAATCTTATTAGTTCGGTCACGGGCGGCAACACCCATTTTCTCAAGCCACCTGTCTACGGCATCATAGAGCACATTGTAGTCCATATACTCGTATATCTTTCCTGTAAAAACATACAACGGAACACGGTAATCGGCAATGTCTTTCGTTACAACACCATATCCCTCCCGGAACAATCCTTCAAGACGCCTGCCGTATCTGTCTGTACGTTCCGGATTGCTTGTAACCAAAGATATATCCCTGAATGTAGAGGCGTATTCGTCGCAATGTTGCGACAGCAGACCGAGCACATAATCCTTTAATTCCCTTCTATTCATTGTAAGTCGCTCATTTTGTGTTTAAAAGAACATAACGCATGCTCCTATAGGCGCATTTTATGAAAATAACCTTTTTCCTTTTATCTGTAAAGGCTAAATACATATATCTATGTTCTTTATCTTCATTATGCAAATATACTACTATCTGATTATAAAACAAGTAAATTTTCTAATTAATATGCGTTAAAGCATAGAAAATTACCCAATAATCGTCTATATAGTGCAAAAATGTAAAAATGCAATGGTTGATTTGTTGTAAAATATCATTACAAATTAGAGGGAAATGAAGAAAATAAAAAATTTTTAGGCGAGGTGACTACGCCGATTTCCTTACAAAAATAAAAAGGGGGGGGGGTGGTTATTTGCAGGGCATTTGCAATGTATTTTGTTGTATAATAGTGATTTGCTGTTTACATTATACATATAATATAAAGTTTGCGTTTATTTACATTGTTGTTGCTCGCCAGTCCTGGACATAAAGTAAAGGCTATCACGGCGCAGCCAAAGACACCCAATACTATTAATAAATAAAATCAATATTACATGTCTGTGTTATAGATAATATCTATTAATCATTGTGCTTCGTTAGCGTCCTCTGCTTATTTACGTTGTCTATATATACATCTTATAATATAGATTAAATCTATTACGTCAGACACTCCGTCAAGCCCCTGTATATATTTATATTATCTATATGTTTTATTGTTAATATAGATTATTTCTATTGTATTTAAGGTGTTTGTTATGTTTGCTATGGTATTATATATTTACATATTCTTGTGTTTGTGTTTTGTGTTGTAAGTATTTGATATATAGTATATTATATTGTATTTATTACATATTTTATAATATGATTATTTTATGAAAATATTTTGCAATATTCTTTGCTGTTTACAAAATAATTAGTATCTTTGTAATGTAAGAAAGAGATAGTTATAAGGTTCTTTTTCTTACAGGCGTGTTATTAAGTGTTGGAATAAAAAAGAGAGCCTTAACCCGGCAATGTTAAGACCCTCGTAGGTTGGGAATACTAAAAGAAGTACCCCCCAAGCGGAGGCAAAAGTACTTCTTTAATTTCTCACCTACAAATATTCTTCCATTTATTTATATACTTGATACAAATACGTTTTTAGTCTTATTGTGTTAGGCTTCTGTTATCGTGTTGTATTGGTTTATGTGTACACGCTATAATGTTGAATTATTAACAATTTAAACTATAGCATTATGAAAGCAATGAATTTCTACACTGCAAACGGTTGGGCAGGTTCAAACTATGACAGCAAGTTAAGTACAAAGGAAATCGCCGCAAAGGTCAGGGTTTTTGCAAAGAAGAATTTCCCGGGCTTTAAATTCTCTGTACGTTCTGAATGGAGCATGTACACGGATTCAATGTATATTGAGCTAAAAGAAGGCACTTGCATTCCTTTTGTTGAAGGTTCAAGAAGTGCAGAACGTGGCTATATGTCCACGATGAGTACCGTAAAGGGATGGGAAGATGAGTTAACGCCGGAAATGTTCAAAGTGCTGGACGCTGTTACGACTTATGCAAGTTCTTTCCGTTATGACGATTCGGACGGTATGCAGGATTATTACGACACTAATTTTTATTTAAAGATAAAAGTGAGTGATGAATATAAGGTTGTAGAACCGAAAGCAAAGAAAAGCAGCGTTAAGGCTGAAAAGGCTGAGGAAGTCAAAGAAGTGGAAGCCGTGACGGTTGAAGGTCTGGAAATCGTGGACTATTCAGAAAAGGCGGTTGCTGTGTTTGGCGAGACTAAGGCAATCAAAGAGCAGTTAAAGGAACTAGGCGGACGCTTTAACCCTTCTTTAAATTATAACGGAGAAAAGCGTGCCGGCTGGATATTTAGCAAGAAGCAAGCGGACAAGGTGAAAGAGTTGATAACGCCTACAGAGTTGCCGGCGCTTCCTGAAGAAATATATATCCCGGAACTTGCGGAGGAAACGGGACCATTTGAAAATATCCATTTAATTGAGACGGACAACTTTAACGGCGTGCGCTATTACGATATTGAAGGCGCGGGAATCATAACCAGCGCGAAAGTACGTGCAGATATACAGCCGGGCGATGTTTTCAATGTATATACGGATGGAGAACGTAAGTTTCGCGTAACCTATGACGGTGTGAGCGTGAAAAGCAGCTTAAAAAAAGATTTACCTGGTATAATTGAGTTTAACGACAAGATAGAATCGGGCACGCTTAGCGCCTCATCACATTACACCCCGCTTGCGGAGGATATGGAATTTTACGAGAAGAAAGTAAAAGGAAAGCGTTACACCGTAAAGGATAAGCCGTTAACACCTGGATATTATGGCGTATTAGATAATTTGGACAACTGTATAATAGAATGCTATCCGACTAAGGAAGAAGCCGCAAAAGAGGCGGAAATGCTTAACACGCATATAGGCGAAAACGGACGGTTAAGAAGTATTATATAATTAAATATAGGAGGATATAATATGAAGGCTAACGATATTGTTATAAATGAACGCGAATTGCTTAATACAAAAATATATAATCCGGAATTTGATAGTATCAAAAGTATTCCGTGTACAATGGTGTTGCGGTTGATGGATACAGAGGAATACGGGTGCGACTATTGCGGGGCCTTGAATCTGGTTTTAGAACTGTTCCCGGAAATCGACCGGGCGGAGCTTGAAAAAGAGTTAGACCAGTTCGTATAAATGTATGTTAGGTATTATGTTATTGTTATTCGGTGCCGTGTTGTTTGTCAGCGGCACCGATATAGAGAGAATCAAGGAATTTATAAACGATGAATCAGATAAATTTTAAGGATATGGGAGTGTTGGCGTTGCATATTAATAAGGAAAAGCATTTATTTGCCGCTGAAAAGGTTCATATATCACAAATAAAGCAAGGTGATATAGTGTATCATGACGGACAATCTAAAACCGTCGGTAAAGGTTCTCTAAAATACGATAGTTTTGCAGGATATACGCTCTTTGGGGACTCTTATTTGTTGGGAAGAGAATCAGTAATACGGTTTGTTATGACGGAAGGCGGAAAGCTGGTTGCTGTTAAAGATTAAAGCAGAATTAAGGTAGGAGGTATAAATAGTTGGCGGATTTAATAAACGAATAATTTAAAGGAGAAAATAATATGTATTTAGGTTTTATACTTTGGGCAATTGTCCTGATAGTGATATTATGGAGCATCAGCCCGGCGCTGGTTATTACGTCGGCTTTGATAGGCATCGCTATGGCGATAGGGAGAACAAAAGACAATAAATCAGGTGAATAATATGGAGACTTTAAAGGAAGTGTTTTTGAAGAAATACCCGCAATACGGAAAGGTGTTGCGGGTGTATGAAGAGGTTAACGAAGTGGAATGTACATTCGACAGTATAACAAAACCGAGGTTGTACAACTTTGTTCAGGCTCTTAATGAAAGGGTGGCCACCAATAGCGCTAAAACCTATTGCGCTATGCTTAAATCAATTCTTAACCTGTACAGCGATATGTATTCTTTTCCAAAAGGTTTTGAGGCTATATTGACCTTAAAAAAGGACGCTACGCAAAGTACGTGGCTAACGGATGACGAGATAAAAACGTTATTGGCGTATAATCCGATTAATGAAACGGAACGCGCTGTAAAAAACTGCTTTTTGATCGGTTGCCTTACAGGCGCCAGACATTCGGATTATATAGAATTTACAGAGGACAACATAGTAGACGGAAGACTGATATATGTTTCACGGAAAACCAAGATTAAAGCGGAGATACCGGCGGCTCCTGCTGTGCTCCGGATATTGAAAGAAAACCGGGAATACGGTATCAATGAACGAAAGGTTTCGGATGTAACCTTTAACGACACAATAAGAAGTATATGCCGGCGATGTGGGATAAGCAAGCGTATAAAGCTGTACCAGGCGGGCGAATATATAACCGGTGAAAAGTGGGAATTTATTTCCTCGCATTCCGCCCGGAAGTCTTGCGCAACCAACTTATATTTAAGAGGTGCGGACTTGTATTCTATCAGCCGGATGTTAGGGCACTCCAGTGTAACGATGACCGAAACGTATATATGCTGCGGGCTGCGTGAATTATCAGATAAAATAATGGGATATTTCAACGGGTTTAAATAGATTTGCACCTGATTTTATATATACATAAATATTTTATGGCACAAGAAAGTAAATACGCATACGACGAAGATAGTGTAAAGGCTATTGTTCATTGGGCTTTAACGGCTCAACTGCCCATGCAAATAGAGTTGAGCGAATCGGAGAATATATTCGACGTAAAGAAATACATACAGGCGAATATACACGATATAAACCAGTATTTTCCTGACCCGTTTTACAACCCGTCAATTGACAGACTGTACAGATTAAAAGAGTTTATTGAAGGGCAAGAATGATTTTATAACCCAGTGGGTCGTTTCACTTATTTTGGGTTGAATTTAACCCACTGGGTTGTTTGGGTTATAACTTGCTATCCATCTTTTCAAATTCTTCCTGCACGGACTTGTTTAGCACCTTCGCGTATATCTGGGTTGTCTTTATATCTGTATGTCCCATCATTTTGGCAAGGTTTTCGATTGATACGCCCATATTCAGAGCCATTACCGCAAAACTGTGTCTTGCCATGTGGGAATGAAGGCTTTGCTTTATCCTTGCAATTTCCTGAACGACTTTCAACCTTAAATTATATTGGTAATTGCTTATTATCGGTAGCTTGAAGTCGTATTTTCTCAATATTTCCATTGCGGGTTTTAGGATAAACTCTAATATTTCCCTACTGTTCATCATAATAATACTGTATTTATTTGGAGATACAGAAAAATTCTGTATCTTTGCACCCGTTGCAAGTAGAGAGACAACAGACGCATGATTAAACAATCGCCCTAACGTGGGCTTTTCTATATGGAAATCCGTTGCCTCTCTACTTTAGCAACGGATTTTTTATTTTATAAAGTACAATCGGTTATTGTTTCCGCTTTACGAGCTACTGCGGAGGGCTATCGGGGAAAATACGTTCGACCAATAACAGATTTAAAACAACCTTCCGAAGCTTCACGGTGAAAGCCCGTGAGGGGATGCACGAAAGAAGGCAGTCGATTGAAATAAGCAGACTGGTGCGCAGGTGCAGGTTACGAGATAACCAACTCTGTAAAAGCTGAAAGCCGAGATTGGAAGCACCCAATTCAGAGCCGATGGGGTCGATACCTAACTTATACTGGTGATTTGCCATCGAATTATCCCTGAACCGTTAGAGAGAAAAACACTCTCTACGGGTAAGGGGATGATTCACTCAAAAATCAACGTTTCCTTCAAACCTGGTAATTTGTAAGTTAACATAAAGTATAATAATTACTTGATTAAATAATAACTACATATTATGAAGAAAATAACAAAGATTGAAATTATAATGTCAGTAGATGAAGATTCTGATTTGTATTCAAGAAATATATTTTTAAACGGGGAAAAAGTTTTTCACGATGAGTTCAAAAAAAATCTCTTAAATACAAAAGACTTTATTCATGAGTTTGCAAATAAGCTAATAAACGGATTTAAGAATGATAGACCATAGCCATTTAAAAAGCATTTGCGGCCACCCGGTCATCGAAAATATAGACAAAATCAAAGCTATTTTTGCTATACGAACGGATTTTATGGTGGCTTTCTTGCTTTTATTTGACAAGTTCCTATCATATTCATCTCTTTCAATCTGTTCTATTAGGTTGTCAAAGTGTTTAGTATCAATAAGCCGTTTGGCTTCTTGGGTGACTTGCAAATCTCCGTATCCAATATTTTTGCCTGCTCCTAAACTTTTTAGCTTCTCAAAAACTACTGTACCACTACTACCAAATAATTCTTCGCACTTCTTTTGGGAAATGCTTTTGTTCCTAATAATGTATTCGGTAGCAGATTTGCACATCAAAATCAAATTTTTATCCATAAAATTATATTATCAATTAACCGATTGTACAACATTTCAAAGAACGAATTATGATTAATAAAAAAATTCAATTCAAAGCAGACGGCACACCTATTAAAGATGAATGCTATCTTCAGTATGAGAGAGAATGGCTTGACCTAAGAAGAAGGGCAGCAGAGTTTGGTCGCTTTTTACAATCAGAACTTGATAAGCGGTTTGATTTGTCTAAGAGCGAATGGTGCAAATTACATAGTCATTTGATTACCGAGTATTCCTCTGACAGCAAAATGCTTGACCACATCCTTTAATGTTTCTATGGCTATTGATTTTACCATATCAATAGCCTTTTCTTTTGTTTCTCTCTTTTTTTCTCCGCTATATCCTCCTAAGTCAAAGAATATTCTTCCTTTTTCTGTTAGTTCCGGGCTTATAGCTCCACATACATTATATCTATCAGTTACATATCCATCTGATTCAACTACATCAAAGACATACTTCCAATACTGAAAACTTTCCTTACCAACAAGAGAACAATCAATCATTTGTTTCCTAAAATCCGCAAGCAATCTCAATGGCAATCTCAATTGCAGTAAAGAGCTTGAACACTATGCATCATGATAGTATGAGCGTGAATTTTG